CGCTTCAATAACTTTGTAGCCCTCAGGTAATCCCGCAACTTTAATCGTGTGCTCTGTCATTTTGATATCACCTTAAATTCAATAACCCAACAGAATGGATTCAAATCCCACGATCCTTGGCCATTTATTGATTCCCACAGCATCTTGTATGCTGAAACTGGCGAGACATTCCAATCACACCAATCCCATCCTGTGTCGTCGTTACCTGGGTATCCATCCCTATCAGGTATGCCATACTTTATTGTTTTCCCATCCTTCGTGATTGCCTTTAATCCCTCCGCAATCGCATCTTCCTCGCTAATATCATGCAGCCGCTCAACCCGCACATTTGTCACCTCAAGAAGGATTCTTGATGCCCATCGGGGCATGTGAATTGATGGGCTCCAACGTTCCACGAAGTTATCATCAGAATCCGTGAAATCACAGCTATCACCAGATGCTTTGTAATAGCAATATTCTGGTGTCTTGTATTTATCGCTGTTCCAATCTTCTGGAATTTCATCGTAAAATAAAGGTCCTTGCCATGTCTCCCTCACCCAAAGCCGGTCTCCTGGTTTTCCGTATGGGCAGTTATTGACGTGGGCACCTTCGCCGCGCATCAACTTTTCTTTTATGACTCTCCTGGTCTGAGTTTTCCTCCCATCCAAAATTGCTCTAACCATGGGTGAACTAAATATTATTGGTCGTTCTTTAATCATTTTTAATCACCGGAATAAAACCACACTCATCAAAAAGTTTGATCTCGGTAACCAGCGCACCCAACAAATCTTTGCCCACGGTGTCGGCGGTCATTTGTCTAAAATCTTGATGTTTTTCAGTCATGGGGATTCTCCGTATTAATTTTTGATTGAGACATGATGGTTACTCCAGATCGTATGATTTTCTCTTGGTCTGATTTTCTTTTTCCTGCTGCGCCTCAGCGATCAATTGCTGCCGTATTGCCTCTTGCTCTTCAGGCGATGGATCGTCACTTTTGGCCTGAATTTCTTCTGATTTTATTTCTGGCTTGTCTTGCTCGATTTTCTTGGTATCTGTTTTTTTCTCAGTAATTATTTCTCCGGTTGTTGTGTCAATGCTTTCTGTTCCGTGCGTGTCATTATCAATAACAATCCCGTTCTCAATTGTTACGCCACGACCGGACTCTGAAGCATGGCTTACAGCAATAGCGTTGCTCATTTCAACGGAACATGGCATATACTTTAAAACCTGCAACAATGGCACTTTGCGACAGTACATTTCCCAATCACGGTAGCTGTAATGAGCCTTTCCTACCTTGTTGTATTTGTCGCGGTGCTTTGTAATCTTACTCACGCGCCAAAGCTCAATTACAGGCATTGCGGCATCCTTTACCCATCCAATCGCGTAGGCGTGGGTAATGTCTAATGGATCTTCTAAATCTGTTTCGTTGTGGATTATCAGATCACGCCTAGCGCCATCCGTGAATGTGTACTCTTGATCTTTGAATATCACTCCGGTGAATACCGTGCCTCGACCGCTGCGAGCAACCAAATCAACCAAACCCTTCCATCCCGGCACGAATGTACAAGTGCGGCCATACGGAACAAGATATCCCGCGCCATTAACACCAACTTCAAGGCCAAGCTGTCCGGCCGTCATGATCGATGCTGCTATAGTCTTTGGGTCACACGACTGCAATTTCTCGCTAGTGCTGAAAGCCGTTAATGCAAGCCTTGCCATGCGGTCAGCAGTCAGGTGCTTTGGCAAAGCCAATGCGAGCTGTGGCTTGAACTTGTCCATAAACCCGCTGAATGTTGCTACAGGATTTTCTTTTTTACCGGTTGCTGCTGCTTTTAATTCTGCTATTGACATGATTTTTCCTTGTTATGTTTTTTTAATAAAGGTGTTGTTACTGCATCTAAATCGCTCAGTCCCATTTTGTTTATTCTGTAATGAATAACTTGCGGGCTAAGACCTGTTTCTTCAGACCATTCAATTACCGTTTTTCCTTGTATCAAATAGTTATTCCTTTTGTTCCTATTGTTTTGTTTATGAGAAGCCCATCTGCAATTTTCTTTGTAGTAGCCCTTATTGTTATCAATTCGATCCAGGCATAATCCGTTTGAATAACCCATATCTTTAAAAAAATTATCGAATTGAAGCCACTCCTTGCATACAGTTATTCCTCTCTCTCCGTAATCTTTATAATTAACAGCATTCTTATTTCCACATCTATATTTCATGGAGTCCCAAATTTTGTATTCACGCGAATGCTTCATTCCATGCTTTACTTTTATTTCGCGACCGGCTGTCGGGGTTCCATATTTTTTTAATTTAGAGTAGTGTTTATTACAAAATCCTTTGGTAATGGCAGTTACAGCACATAGATTTACCGAGCAAATTTTAATCATTTGAGTAAAAATACTCTTGCGCCTGGTTTGGTGGTTGTGAAAGTTCTCAGAATTTCGTTAACCAAATCAGAGTCAGTAACGTTGTCGGCCAGGTCGGAAAAAGCCTCTTTCCAATCCGTCTTGATGCTTGCCTTGTTGCTCTTCCAGGTAGCTAATTTCTGCCCGTTGTACGTCAGCAAAGCAGCCTCGCCCATACGTGCTTTTATCAATGTCGACAACGTTTCAATTCGTGTCTCAGCAGCCTTGTAATTCGTTTTCAAGTTAGATAATTCACCACACAATTCAAGTAGCTCTTCATCCGCTTCCAATACAGCGCCCGAATCAAACTGATACAGCCGTTTAATATCTTCCGGGCTTGTGGGTTCCGGTGGCTCGCGCCGCTGGATTTTCTCCCAAAATTCAACTTCTTTTGTTCTGATGATTTGGATCATTTCCTCATCACGGTTAACCTGATGTACGCGCAGATCATCAGCACCAATCAGAGCAGCCACGATTGTTTTGCTGCGCCCTGTGACCATTTGTCCATGCAAAACTTGGGATGTGTAGTAAATAGGAATCTCATCGGTATCCTGCTCACCCCAATCCTTTGCAGCGAACGGATGCACGGTTTTCATCTCGCCGTTGTGATACTCCCCATCAATCATCAATTCAAGATCGATCTCAGCAGCCAGAAAACTATGCACAGGATCCAGGTAACGTTCATTCCGTGCGATGATCTGCACGTCATGGCCACGATCTTCAAGTTCATCAACCAGCATTTCAATCACGATTGGTTCCCAGCGCTTGCCGCGGTTAAATATTTTCTGCTTGAACGGTGTGATTTCTTCTTGATATTCGCCTATTTTTTCTTGATACAACTGGAATGCGGATTTCCAAGGCGATACACCAATTATTGCCGCTGCATCTGAGCTTCCTATGTAAGTGCTTCGATCCATTGCCAAAACTTGTTCAATTTGTGCGCTCATAACCCCTCCAATTATTTATCCTAAGAACCTATTTGTGTTGCCTCGCCTGCCTCGCCGCCATTTAACTTCGGCTCTATCAGGTTTTGGACTTTATCTCAACACCACATATCCGCGCCCGGTCATGCACCGGACTATCATCTGATTGACTGTAAGAGACTCATTTCCAAGCCCTCCCAGTGCACCACCAGCCGCACCTGCTCCTGCAAGCAACCCGACATCGAGGCCCAGGATAGCTCCGAAGATGGCCCCGACCGCCGCCCCGACAGCTGCATTGGTTGCTGCATTTGCCATGTATCTGGTGTTATTCGCAGCAATCGCCTTGCATTGATACAAGTCATTCGCGTAATCGCAATTATTACAGCGCGACATGTCAACGACCGGCTCATACGTGGATAAAGCAACTGGCCCGTTTTGCGGAGCGGTGGCGCATCCTGTCAGTGCAACAGCAATAATCAATGCTGTCAGTTTCATGATTGCACCATCCCGCGTTTTATCGACTCGACCACGTTACCGGCCAGTTCCCATGACCGGCGAAGGCCGAAGCCGCAGCGGCAATAAAAATACTGCCAATAAATTATTCTTCGCATGATTTCACCTCGGTGAATGATAAAAGCGCTCTAGCGTGTAGCGCAGCGGCTTCTCCGGTTAGGTGTACAATCCCGGCTTTTAGCCGTGCATGATCCACCTCGTCGTCGTCCCATGCACTCCAGCGACTCGATCCGCCAGCGCTCTCCACTAGATCAGGCATGTAGTAGTGTGTGACGCCTTCAAGAGGCTCCCTGCAAGGCTCCGGCACTTCAAATCCGTTGATATGTATTGTGATGGTTTTGCGGCGGTATTTGATTGCAGTGTTCCACGATAGGAGGCCCTCGCAGGGCTTCCAGTCGCGGCCTGGCGCTAGTAGCTCCCACCGTTCCCACGGCCGTTCAGTCTCCATAGCATCCTGCGCGTATAGCGCCATCAGCTTTGCGTGCACATGTCCGCTCATAGCCGCACCTCACCGCACTTCTCGGCAGCTTGCGACACCTGCTCCAGCCTGTACTGATGATCCCGCTCGCCCATCCAGCCGAGCAGGGCTAGTAAGCAGATCAACCCGGC